ATGAAAGTAGTAAAGGACATTGAAGCCTGCGAGGCTACAGAGGAAAGCCAATATGAGGTACTCGATAGGATGGAGGAAGTCCTATCAAGTCAAGATCTCCCCTATATAATACTTAGCCAAAATGGATTTAGCTATGGTGTTTTAAGCGAAACGGGCAATATGGATTTCATCAGAGAGCTTCTAGATTTTAGCAACTTCAAAGGTGAGATCTCTACGCACAACAACATGGAAGATCATGAGGCTTACTGGGAAGGTGAACCTGTGTATGAGTGGGAGCTTTACGGCGGTCGCCTCAGTGTTCAAATTCAGATCCCCCACCTAATAGAACAGTAGCAACAAGGAGGACGCTGACTATCCACAGCTGAGAAGGGGCTACCTGTAAGAAGGAGCAAGCGGCAAAGCCTTATAGCTCTACCCCTTCTCCCCTCCTTCACTTAAAAACATAAGCCAATCATGGTACAAAGACAAATTGCCATAAGCGAAAGAGATCGGCGAAGCATTGCCTCTGCGCTGGGGGTGTCCAGCATGGCGATGACCCGAGCCCTTAGATACGAAACAAATTCAGATACCTCACAGCGCATCCGCCAGATCGCCAAAGAACATGGCGGTGTGGTGCAGGTGATTGCCCAGGAGGATAAAGTGCTGCTCGATGATGGTAATATCATTCGTCAGAACTACTCGAATGGTGTGACCTTAGAGCTGGAGAAGATCACGGGCGATATTCGAGTGCTTAGAGGTAAGAACCTGCTAAGCATACATAGAAACGTTACACTATCTCAACTAAATGCCATCCAAAAAATGGCAATAGAAATGTAGTAGATACAACTATGGAGTACGTAGGAAATTGCTTGTGTGCAACTAGGGAAGAGCTCATTCTATCTGTAATGACAGATACTGCACTTGAAAACCTAGTTCGTCGTAAGCAAGTCAAGATCGTAGTCCGTGGCTGTCGAGGTCGTCTCGCTCAGTATTCAGTAGACAGCCTTCCCAAGAAGTACAGAGAAGAGTGCTACAGGAGGTTTGATATACCACCCATGCCCAGAGTGAAAAGTCGCCTAGAGGAGCTGATAAGCCCCTACCCAGAGGCAGTAAAGTACTACCACGCCTACCGCTTGCCTGATGGCCGGTGTCTCCCTCAGGAGCGAATAGCTCAGTACACGGCGGAGGCTCAGATACTAGAGGCTATTAGCCAGTACTGGATGGCACACACCAGTGTGCGAGGTAAAGGGGGCGCACGCCCAGTGAGCAAGAATACCTTCTATGGCTGGATGGTGGACCAGATGGAAACAATCTCCACAACGGAATACCCCCACAAGCTCCCACAAAGCGCCGATAATCTCAAGCGCAAGCATGCACGCTACAAGAAGGAGGGGCTGGATAGTCTAGTTCACAAGGGCTACAACAACCGAAATGCTAGTAAGCTAGAGCAAAGTGAACAAGAGGCATACCTTCTGATGCTGCTTGCGCACCAGAACCAGCTCACTAATCGTCAGGTGGCTAAGCTCTACAATGAGGTAGCCCTACAGCGTGGCTGGGAGTCACTCACCACCTCAGCAGTGGCGAAGATAGCTAAGAAGCACGACCTCTTGCTGGAAGCTGGGCGAATGGGAACAACGAAATTCAGAGCTAACGCCCGTGTAGCTATACGCCGTAGCAAGCCCTCCCGCTCGATGAGCTACTGGGTACTTGACGGCTGGGAGGCAGAACTCTACTACCAGCAGACGGTAGAGAGAAAAGGCAAGAACAATACCCGATACGATTGCCGCCTAGTGGTGGTTGTGGTGCTAGATGCTAGCTGTAGCTATCCGATAGGCTATGCCATAGGAGATAGAGAAAGCAAGGCACTCATCACGCAGGCACTCATGGCAGCAGTGCATCATACAGAAGAGCTCTTCGGCGCAAGGCTTGCCCCCCGGCAGCTACAGATGGATAACTATGATATTAAAGAGCTGATGCCCTTGTATGCCTCGATGGCGGGGAAGGTGACACCAGCACAGGCAAAGAACGCCAGAGCTAAGATTGTGGAGCCCTATTTCAGCTACCTCAATACCCAATACTGTAAGCTACAGCCTAATTGGGCAGGCTACGGGGTGGTGTCCGCCCAAGGGAAGAACCCCAATACAGATGCTCTCAACATCCTCAAGCACAACACCCCAACGAAGGAGGAGGTCATCAGGCAGATACACCTCATGATCGCTGAGGAGCGTGCCAAGAAGCAATCGGAGTACATAGAGCTATACGATGGCGACCTCACCGGAATAGAGCTATCGAGGGCGGTCTACCTCGAGAACTTTGGTTTACGACAAGATCGCATGATTGGGCAGAGCATCTACGGGCTTACTCCTACTATATATGGACAGACACACTACTATGAGTGTCTAGACCTTGGCTGGAGAAAGCAGCGCCATCAGAAGTGGCAGGTGTGCTATGATCCCAGCGAGCTAAGCTCTGTGCTTGCCATCAGTGAGGATGGGCAGTACAAGTATCTGCTCACCGAGAAGCATGTACAGCCAATGGCGCTAGAGGACCAGACGGCACAAGATGCGCAAGAGCTCAAGAAGGTACGAGACTTTGAGGGCGAGGTAGAGAACTGGATACAGGCAAAGTATGAGGCAATAAGACCCGTAGCCCTAGAGGTTGCAGAGGATAGCCCTATTGCCCAAAAGCTCCTCCAGCACACGGCGCTACCCTTCAAGGGAGGAAAGGGCAAGAAGGTAGCAAAGCCTACTACCCCAGAGGAGGCACCCGAGGAGGTTGCCAACTTCACCCCAGCAAGGGAAGTCATGATCCTAGACAACAAGGGACGCTACAAGGACCACCGCTACGACCGCAAACTCGAGCGGGAGGGACAACTAGGCACTACAGAAGATACGCCAAGGAGACGCCGTAGCATCCTAGAGCGAGTATAAACACTGATTAAATAGCAATAAAACATAACTATGACACGAGAAGACATAAAGCAAGCCCTCAAGCCTCTAGAGTGGACAGAGGCAAATAGATACGTGTGGGCTCAGATATACAAAAGTGGACGAGAGGATCTGCACTATACGATACAGAAGTTCAGCGATCCCAATAAGGGACATAGGTTGACCATAGCGTATGATGCTGATGGACACGCATTCCAACGCATTGCACGGAGTGCCGAAAAAGACGAGCTCAAGGAGATTGCCGAAGCTCACCGCCTTGAGCTGGTCTGCTCCATGCTCAAGCTAGAAAAATAACAAGATGGAGAGGAAGCAACAAGAATTAATTGCGACACTATGACACGGAAACAACTAATGCAATCGCTCAAACCACTGGATTGGGGGGTCGTCTATGGAACTTCTCATACAGATCTTGAAGCGATTTTCATCTATGATTGTGGGTTGACGGTAAACTACAAAATTAGAGACATCCAAAACAAAGAGGGGAAATACTCGCTGTTTTTCTGCCTTTCAGGACGCGGAGGTGAACTCGCGTCCATGTGCATCAAAACTCTAGACAATATATACGAGCTCAAGAGTGTAGCTGAACTTCACCGCCTCTTCCTCTTATGCCCAATGTTAAATTTTGAAGACTAACAAATGGAAAGACAGCAACAAGAATTAGCAATGTCTCTTAGTAAGACAAGGTATGAAATTAGGGTTGAACGCATAACAGCCTCCACCTTGGAGGAACTAGTAGCCAAGGTAGAAGCTGTAGAACTCAAAGAAGGGGAGCGAGCTTGCAGTTACGAGCTATTCATCCCTGTGCTGAGCGAGCTAAAGCAATCGGTTTAATTGCCTCTCAATCTCCTCTCCCATGGCATCCCCGACAATCTTTTCGATTTTAGGAACTAGAGCCCTATGGAAGCTCTCACAGCAACATTCAAGCTCAAACCCCTTGTTCGTGAAGGTAATCTTTGGATGCTTATGGTGTGCAGGACACCGCTCTCTGCTTATGCGCATGCGTATAGCTTGCTCAATTGATGAGGTCATAAGTATGTAAATAGTTAAGAATTAAACACAAACAAAGATAGGTAGAATGGAACTGAAAGAGAAAGAACTCATCGCAGCTCGCCTGCGTGACTACTGTTCAGCTCAGGGAGGTCAGAACAAGGCAGCTAACACCCTTAAGGGGGTGAGCGCTGCTACCATAAGCAAGATCCTTAATGGCGATTGGGACACCATCGCCGAGGGGATGTGGCACAATATCAGCAAGCAGATTGGAGCCTCCGCTGAGGGCTGGAGCCTCGTTGGCACAAGCGTCTATGAGGAGCTTACAGAGCTTCTTGAGTGTGCCCAGAATGATAGCCAAGTGATGGCTATCGTGGGTAGTGCTGGGTGTGGCAAGAGTGCCACTATCAGACAGTATGCATCTACGCATGAGGAGGTGACTGCTATTGTGTGCTCGGAATATCAAAATCGCACGAGCTGGCTATCGGCTGTCATGGAGGCTATGGGGCTAGACCCTCGTGGGCTGAATGTAGCAGAGAAAATCGGGCAGATCGTTCGGAGGCTCAAGCGGGCAGATAAGCCCCTCTTGATCCTCGACGAGGCAGACAAGATGAGTGACCAGGTACTCTACTTCTTCGTAACTCTGTACAACGAGCTCGAGGGGCATTGCGGTGTGGTGCTCTGCGCCACGCAGTACCTCGATAAGCGCTTAGTGAGAGGCTTGCGCTCTGGGCGCAAAGGCTACGAAGAAGTCTACAGCCGTATAGGTAGGCAGTGCATTCAGCTCTCTGTCTTGAGCCCAGAGGATATCTCTCTTGTCTGCGTAGCTAACGGCATCACGGGTGACCGCAAGGTGCGTAAGATCGCCGATGAAGCAGAGTGTGATCTAAGGAGAGTGCGCAGAGCTGTATGGCGTGAACACCAGCTGGCGAAGGAGGACTAGGAGAAGAGATGGCACGAGCTTACAGCAACTCGAATATCCGCTCTGCACGCTTCAAGGTCGCCGACTTTGGTGGTGCTTGGAGAGATAGCATTGGGATGCCAGTGCTTCGAGGCACATGGCTCATCTACGGGGGCAGTGGCTCGGGTAAAACTTCCTTCTGCCTACAGCTCGCTAAATACCTCAGTCAGTTCGGGCGTGTGCTCTACAATAGCCTAGAGCAAGGTCTAAGCCCAACGATGCAATCAGCTTGGCTAGCTGGAGGGATGGAGTCGGCAGGGCGTCGTGTTAAGCTCCTCGACAGAGAGAGCTATAGCGATCTCTTCGAGCGTCTGGCTAAGCGACAGAGCCCAGAGGTTGTCATCATTGACTCTATTAACTACCTGAGAGGCTTACGCCTAAGTGACTACCAGCTATTGAGTCAGCGCTATCGCAAGAAGCTCTTCATCATCGTGGCTCATGAAAAGGGCGGAGAACCTAAGGGGGCGCTTGCCCAAGCCATCCGCTACGATGCAGACGTGAAAATCAGGGTAGAGGGCTACCGTGCTATGGTGACATCACGCTATGCCACGGCAGAGGTAGGAGGTCAAGACTACATCATCTGGGATAAAGGAGCCGAGGGATATTGGGGTACAGCCACTACAGACCCCTCCACCCGAGATCAGCGCAAGAAGAAAAAGCAACAAACAGACGACGGCAATGAAGGCTAAGGGCACTCATCAGATGGATAAGCTACACCAGCAGGTGATACGACGCTATCACACTCTATGCACCCTCCTCAACCTCACAGATGAGGATAGGCTTGCTCTCCTCTCTCCCTATGGCTGTGCAAGCTCTCTAGACATGGAGACCCACGACCTCATCGACGTGTGTGGTGCTCTATCAAGAGAGCTAGACAAGCGCACCGAGGGGGTAGCCATCGACAAGCTGCGTAAGCGTGTTATGGCAGCTATAGGCACTTACCTCAAAGGGGAGGGTAGAGAGAGCAACGTGGGGATCATCAAGGCGATTGCCTGCCGAGCTACTGGCTACAGGAGCTTCAACAGAATACCCAAGGAGCGACTAAGAAATCTTATAGGGCTATTTAACAATAAGGTGAAGGATGCTGCCGCCGTGGACGAAATCACGGCATACGCGGACCTTGAAGCCCCCAAGCAACTAGTAAACTAACGAACCAATAAATATCAACTAACAATGACTAAAGAAGTAATCATCGCCTATACAATAGGCTTAGTGCTGTGCCTGGTGCTTGACATCTGGTGTGACAGCAGGGGCTACGTCACCCTTTGGCTTCTGGGTGGCTGTGTGCTCGGTATGAGTTTGAGTTATGAGCTGAAAAAGTACAGAGACAAGGAAGAAGAGCGTAAGAACCGACTAAAAAGGCAAGACAATGCAGGAAGCCGATATCACTAAGCCCTTGTGGCAGTTGTCTATGAGCGAGCTTGCCTCACTCGCCTGCGAGGAAACCACTAGTCCCCTTGTACTGGAAGAGCTTGCTAAAAGTGAAGATAGCTATATACTTCTTGGCGTTGCGAGCAATCGTCGTACACCCTCAAGGGTGCTTGCTGAGCTAGCTCTTAAGGGTGACTATCTCATCAATCTAGAGCTGGCAGGCAATCCAATGACGCCAGAAGAGACCCTTGAGGACTTAGAGCTGATAGATGATATAGACATCCTCGGGGCGTTAGCATGTAACCCCAAGGCATCAGATGAGCTGCGCACGAAAGCAGCTAAGCGTGAAGCGTGGTTATCCGAGCAGCTCATGTAATCAGTAATCAATCACTAGTTAAATAGTATATAATTATGTCTGAAAAGATGAAGGTCGAAATGACCGCCGAGGAGCTCGCACAGTGGCAAGCCCTCAAGGAGAAGCAAGAGCGAGAACTCAAGGCTCAAAAAGCCAAGGAAGATAGAGATGCCTATCGTGCCTTAGCAGCCTCTGTCGTAGATGAGGCTTTCCCTCGTCTGAAAGAGCTGAGCGAAAAGCTGAGCGCCGAGAAGCAAATCACTTATGAATCATTTGGTGTTGTCATCGATACGAAGAACGAGGTGGTTGGTTTGTCTTCTCCTGGGCAGAGAAGCCATAGCTTCCTAAGCTCTGATGGACGCTCTCGCATCATCCTTGGGCACTACCAGCGTGATGGCTGGGATGACACAGTAGAAGTCGGTATAGCCAAGGTCAAGGAGTATATAACGAGCCTAGCGGGGGATGAGAAGACCCGGGAGCTGGTAGAAATCATCCTAGATCTACTTTCTCGAGATAAGCAAGGTAACCTACAAGCAGATAAGGTGCTTCTTCTGGAAAAGTATACCGAGAGCATCGACAATGAGAACTTTAGGGAGGGGGTTACCATCATCAAGGAGAGCTTCCGACCGGTTAGGACGAAGGACTTTATCAGAGCGCAAGAAAAAACTGGTATGGGCAAGTGGGTAGACATCCCTCTTGGTATCACCGAGGCGTAAAACAAAAAGCCCCCGACCCATAGAGAGAGCCGAGAGCCTTAGTATGTGGCAGTACAAAGGTACACAAAACTCTCTTAGGTTCGGCAGTGCAGAATAAAAGGTATAGACGTAGCACAATGGAGAAGGCAGCGCGGGTGCATGCTATAGTAGCTCGTTATCACGAACGTGGTAACCACCGCCGCTCGTTGCCCATGATCTACCGAGCTTATGTCTATCCTATCTACCCTATAAGCCTCCGAACGATGCACTACTACCTTAAGCTGATAAGAGAGGGGGAGACCCCTCCAAAGGAGGAACAGGAGCGAGGTCTCTACCCTCTCTTTGACGCTTGGGATAGCGGGCGTAATGCTTGGGATACCTAAAGAAACAACAAGGGCAGTGAGTAACGTACTCACTGCCCTTGCTTTGTATTAAGGCTCCACAATCTGCATGCTACTCGAGCCTGCTTTGGTAGAGGTAGAGGGGTAGCAGACAGAGCAGGTGAACCGCTCGATGTGGTTTTGGAGCTCTTCATGATTATGGTCCATCTCTGCTGAGGAGAGCTGGAGGGCAGAGAAGCCCTCACCTGATAGTCCTATGAGGGCGAGCTCGATGCGCTCGAGTAGTTCGAGGTGCTGGAATGCCTCGGGGGCGTAACCGCTTCGTGTTGGGCGCTGAGGGGTGTAGCGAGTCACTACGTGCAGGGTGATGGTGATGGGATGACGTGGAATGCCCCGAGCTTGTGAGGTGAAACTAATCGGGTCAAACTCGATGAATACGGCAGGGGTGTCAAAGATGATCCCTTGCTCTAGACCGTCCATATTCTCATTCCAGAGGTCGTAGTATTTGATCTCTGGCAGGTCGGTTTGCAGCTTAGAGCAAATGCGCTCAAATAATAGGCGTCTCATATTATATATCTGTTATACTACGATTTCTGCGCTTGATACGGGCGGCGAGCTCGCCACCCCATGTCTCAAACTGTTTACTTACGATGTCGGCTACCATGCGCTGCACTTTGGGGTGGTCGCCTACAAACCTACGCTCGGGGAGGTTCATCTTATGCGTGTGGGCAGATACCGAATGGGCACGTACAGAAACGCGCCTTACCCTCCCTCTCACCCGCCTTCTTGCCTTATGTTCCTTTCTGTCATAGGGGCGGACGGACATATTGCCCTTGAAGCCCTCATTGTGGGCAGAGGCGTAAGGCATCGAGGAGTGGAATGCCACCCCTTCGCTGGTGATCTTGGCTTTGAGAGATCGGCGCAGCTTTCCTGACACTAGGAGGAGTGACCCACGTCTACCTTTCCTTCTGGGCTTCCACGGCTTATCAAAAAATGCCTTCCTGGTGAAATTCTGGTGAAACTCCTCTAAGAGCTTCACCTTCATATCCGCAAGTATGTCACGGCGCACCTCTTTACCTGTTCGCATGGCTATGCCTCCAATGGTAGGTTTGTGATGAGGAGATCCTTATAACCTATGGTGCATGCCCCCAAATTCGTTTGCTTTTCTGTATAGCTACAATCGCCCAGGTATGATGTTCCAAGAAGCTCCTTAAGCGTAGCATCTAGCTCTAAGATTTCGCTTTTTGAGCTGGAGAAGTAAATGAACTTGTGCCCCTTTATATAGTTGAGCAGGTGCAGGTGTTCTGCTACACCCCAAGAAAGCTCATCCTGCTGCTTTGCATATCGCTCTAGTGTTGTCATTAAATAGGGGGGATCAACGACGAGAATGGCGTCCTTGGGTGTCTGTTTCAGCAGCTCCTTATAGTCCATCTGTACACGTGTAATACTATCTAGATAGCCATCAGCAGAGTATGGGCTTTTAGGCACGCATTTGTAGAGATGGCGAGCTGGGTTGAGTTTCCTATTTCCGTTTGAGCTAAACATAAGTGTGGAGCAAATGGTCTCCCAGTCTACGTACTTCTGCTGTGCGAGGTAATCAAAAATAGCCTTATGGAGGGTGGTGTCCTTATCTATTCTGTTGTATTTGTCGAGGCTCTCAGTTATATGACGCAAAGCATCGCACTGCTCGTTGGTTACACCAATATGATCTAGTCTACTCTGGTAGTCGTCGTAATCATTCCAAATCACTGTGAGGTCTGGGCGTGCCTGCTTTATGGTATATGCGCAAAGTCCACTACCTCCGAAAAGATCTACCACGGTAGCCCCCTGGGGGATGGTGCTTGCCAGCTGGCGCATTTCGCTTAGCCATCTTCGTTTTTGCCCCTGAAAAGGAAGCGGGGCTTTGTTATATCGTTGCATATATGATTATTGTTTGTATCTTTGCAGTGAGGTAGCCATCAGATGTGTCCTAATCCTGACTGTAGTTCGGGTACAGATGTTTCTGGTGGCTACTTCTTTTTTAGTGCTACGAGTGGGCTGTCGGATATGCTATGGAGAATGATTTTGCCCTGCTTATTTTCTAGCGCTATAAGCCAGCTCTTATCGCCTTCAATCTCTACCTCGAAGAGGTGCGTTTGCTCCACCCACTCCTTCTTGCCCTCATCCTCATACACCCCTAGGTACTTGGCTTCTCTAATTAGCTTAGGGAGGTCGAGCAGTAGCTCATTCTTGGCAAGGTAATGTTCATGTGGCTGGTTGAGGATCTCTTTGATACCTGTACCGGTGATTACCACACGTACCCCATTCTCTACCACCTCTCCTACAAACCGCTCCTTAACGAGGTGCTGTATCTCCTTTCTGCGTGCCCTCTGCTCGGGTGTAAGGGGGCTTCTCTTCTTGCCATCCCTTGCCTTGAGCACCTCGGCAAGCACGCCACAAGCGTCTCCTCCGTCATCCCCTGCTGCATGCTGGACAGTGCCACATCGTGCTATCCCTTTGCGCCCATAGTAGGGGTGCTTGTCAGGAAAGAGCGCTAAGTCCTTACCTGGGTTGCCTCGGAAGATGCCTTGCTTGCCCTTGCGTAGGGTGTCCTCGCCTCGAGAGCTTGCCTCGGTGCTGTTGGAGAGGGGATAGTCCTCGGGGGACACCTCGACGACGTCACAGCGACAACGCCAGCCGTTGGGCGGGTAGTACTCGCTCCAGAATTTGTCACTCTTAGGAAGGGTGATACCCTCCAGAGCCTCATGGTCTGGGCGTACACGGTTGTCACCCGCCGTTCGGTATTGCAGGTTGTATTTTTCGCCTCCTTGCTGTTGCTCATACCAACGATCAGCCATGAGTGAAGCACCTACTGCGTGCTCGTACTCGGCTTCCAGGTAGTTCACGTTGTACTTGTCGTGTACCTTGCGTACCTCCTGGCGAAACTCTTCCAAGGGGAGGATATTACCCTTCTTGTCGGTTAGGGAGAGACCTAGCTCTCTTAGGCTATGGTAGGTGCGAAAGCCAGAGAAGATGAAAGCATTGTTGTCTAGCGCGTGGCGCACCGTTTCGGGCGTGTGGTGCTCGAGAGACGAGAGGGCTGGGCGTATGATGTTGTAGCTCTCCTCGATGGCGGCACGCACAGGTGCATCGCTCAGCATCGATGCTTTGAAGCCCTTACGCTTATGGATGTAGCGAGCAGCGCGCTCAAAGATTTCCCCGTCGTAGGGGCGTGCAGCGTTGCCCTTTCCCTTTGCGCTGAGGCAGAGGGGGCAGGTACAGGCGTAGAGCTCTCCGATCTCCTCGTGGAACGCCTTATATCGATTAGCTAGCTGTATGGTGGGGGGCAGGGGGTGGTTTGCCTCCTGCCCCCTTAGACGAAAAAATCGCTGTCCTTGGCGAGTGCATTCCGCTCCTCCTCGCCTTTATCGTCGTTGGTAGGGGATGGCTCGCTAGGTTCGATGCCCACCGAGCGTCTGCCAAGGATAGGCACGTTGTACTTGCGTTTAAAGTACTCAGGGTCCACGTCGTAATATTGAAGTATCACACGCTCTTGTTCACGCATCTCAGCTTCTGTCATCTCATCTGAGTAGTCCCAGGCGAATGTAAGCCCAGATATGGGGAAGCCAGAGGCGACCATGAGGGGCAGTAATCGGTCGTTAATGATATAGCCGATGCGCTTAGCATCAGAGGCGCAGATATGCTCAAAGATCTCCAGGTGCACCTCGCTCTGGGAGAGAGAGGACCCGTTGTCGATCGTCATGGTTTGCGATAGGATGATCTTCGAGATCTCCTTGTCGCAACGCTCGAGACGCTTGTCATATACATTGTAGGCGTCTCCCCGGGAGGTCTCTTGGAAGCTGATCTTGGTGTCGTCAGGGAAAACACCCCAGAAGGCAGCACCCATGTCATTCATCGTCTTCTCGATGCTTGCTATGTCTGCCTTGTTGGTCGCTGAGGTGTTGGCTATGCGCATGGGCATTCCAAAGATTTCACCAAAAGTATCCCAAAATGCCCCCATATTCTTTTTGCTGATATAATAGGGGGTGCAGCGTAAGAGCAATCCTAGGTCGTAGGGCTTCCCTACCTCCACGAGCCAGCGGGCATAATCCCCACTGCGATAGGGGATGCCTTGGGGTATGTCATCGGAGGGGTCACGAAGGAGTACGCCATATTCAGGCACAACGTGCTTTCGAGGGATGAGGGTGGCGCTATCGAAGCGCAGCCCCTTCTCGTCACGTATGACTTCGCCCAGCTCAATGAGCGAATGCCCCCAGAAGATGCTATCGAGTGCGATGCTTAAAAAATCGTAGAACCACTCACGCTCGAGCAGGGCAGTTGCCTCAGCATCTTCCTCCCCATCGGCGTTGAGGAGGCGGAAGGGTCGCCCAAGGGTCTTGCTCTTTCGTTGCTCAATGCACCCAGTGAGGTGCCCATCGACGAGGCTATCGGAATAGAGGTCGTAGAGGAAGGTACGCCGGGGGGTATCGACGTTGATAGCCATCTGCCAGGCTTGGCGCCACGTGGCGATATCCTTTTGTGTGAGGGCGTCGGTTTTGCGGGTAATCTCCGCCATGATACGACGTGCCCTGATGCTCTTTGCTAGCTCTAGTAGCTTATTTTCGTAGCCCTTGGTTGTGCTGTTTCGTTGTGCCATTGCTAATAGTGATAGGTGCTTTTTTTAATGCCACCGTAGCGGATGGTTCCACCGCCCTTGTCTCCAGAGGGTGGATTTGTGGGGATAGGCAGGTTAGGGTTGTTCACCCCGCGCTGCACTTCGCTTAGCCATTGCATCGCCTCATCGTATAGCTCTTTATAGCGCTCATAGCCCATCTGCTTAGGTAGGCGGTGGAGCATTTGGTAGAGGGCGAGGTGGACGATGACCTGAACGAGGAGGGGGTTACGCTCTGCCCCTCGAGCAGCGAAAGCCTTGTCCACGTCATATCGAGAGCGGAGGTAGCCGGAGGCGAGCTCAATAGCCACACGCTCGGCAGCTTGCCATTCCTCGGGATATTCGCTGATGACCGCTTGCTCTTCGCTGGTTATGGCAGTGCGATAGTCAACTTCCGAGATGTACATGATAGGGCTTGGCTTGAGGGGTGGGTGAGGTAAAGCGATTTTTGTACGACCTTGCCACGGGCGTAGCTGGGGATGGCGTCGAGGCGCACGGCAACAGGGAGGAGGCGATTGCGAAAAAACCACTTGTGCTGGGTGAGGATGACAGCGGCGCGCTTCCCTGTGAGGCGGGTGTAGCGTAGTGCTCTACGCTTTGCCTTGTTGAGGTGATAATCGTAGATTAAGAGCTTCACTGCCGTGAAGAGCTTCTTGTTTAGTGAAAAGATGTCCATATCAATAGGTGATTAATCGGTGATTAAATGGGGTGTTACCATCGGTTACGCCCAGCGTTTGGGCGCCTTCCGAGGATAGGCGCTATGTCTTGCGTTCGGTTTCTGCGCTGCAGGAGCCAGATGGCACCTTCGTCGGCGTCTGGTCCGTCATCGTGTCCCGAGCTCCCAGCCTCGAAGCTGAGGGTTTGCTCTATGGATGCCTCCATATCGGGGTCCTTGCGCAGGGCTTCGTTGTAGTAGACCTTTCCGCGCTCCCAGAGGGGGGAGACCGCCTCGATGCGTGCGTACTTGTTGGGCTTTTGGCGTTTGTCACCAGTGATGGGTAGCTGATAGCCTCGCAATCGACCTTCCGCGGAAAAATCATCAAGCAGGATGTCCTGCATGAAACTCGCTTCCATATAGATGCGTAGGGTGGCACCTTGGCTAGTCACCCACTCGTAGGTGTCGTACACCCAGCGCACCATCTCGGCGATGGAGCACTGGCGAAGGAAGGGGCGAATGCAGTGCAGCTCTCCGGTAGCGGTCGCCCCCCAGAGCTTGGCAGCCTTGTAGTCATTCTTCTTGGTTTCCCTCCATGAAGGGTCAATATAGAGGACAATATCGCTGTAGGTAGAGAGCTTAGGCATGCGTTTATATCTGATCCACTCCTGCTTGAATACAGTACCCTCGAGTATGGGGTTATTCATATACTCCTTATTAAAGGAGCGATAGCCCATGAACTCCTCCATCGCTCGCACCTCTTCTCTCGACCACTTGGATGCCCAGGAAACCTCATCATTGCTTGTGAGGATATTCACCTGAGAGGTGTGTACGCTCTTGATCTGAGATATGTTGTAGAGCACAGAGTTGCGGGCGATGAGGTTACCTGCAATGATAAAGCGACCACGCCCCCCATCGAGGGTGCCGAAGAGCGCTTCAAGCACCCACTTGGTGAGGCGCTCTACACGCGCCTTGTTAAGCACCAGCTCGTCATCATCTAAGTCGTCTATTACGATGTAGTCTGGGCGGTGGTTTCGGTATCGAAGCCCTCGAGGGGATTGTCCACGCCCCAAGGCGAAGAAGGCTACACCCTCCTGTGTGACAAACTTCCCTTCTTCCCACGATCCTTGGTTCACCTGTGTGCCAAAGTCCGCGATGAAGCGCTGGTTATTTTCCAACTCCGCCTGGATGTCGCTGAGGAGTGTCTTTGCATTTTCGAGGCTCTTGCCCACCAGTACCATGACATTGATGTAGCGCCTTCCGATGTAGCCCATGCCAATAAGCCACATGGGTATAAAGATGTCTAGGTGGGTGCTCTTTGCGTGCCCGCGTGCCCACTTAAATACTGCCTTGAGGTTATTGTTGTCACGGATGAGGCGGGCAGCATCCAGATGAAAAGGTGCGCAATGCGTGATCTTCCCCGTCACCTCGTTCACGACAAAGTGGGGGAAGTAATATTCCACGAAGGCGTTGTAATCCCCTAGGAGATAGCGGATGCGCTTGTCCTTCTCTGCCGGGGTTTCTTGAGGGATGAAGGCGGTGGCTGAGCGCACGAGCTCGCACCTACTCTTCCACCGCTCAAGGGCTTCTTTTCTCTCTGCTGCTGATGCCATAGGGTGCTCTTTTTGTCTGCAAAAGTCACCCGAAAAGAGCCTGCAATCAATTATTGTGTCAATGATTGCAGCGTTTCTTTCACCTCTTCATCTCCCCTACGACCTTTGTGACAGAATTTAGCAACAAAGGCAATGAAGCAAGTAGTTATAAGCACTTCCGCACTCAACTCCTATGGAACTCGTGTCCTCACCTCAGGGGTGGATATTGAGCAGTACAAGCGTAATCCTGTGCTCCTATGGATGCATATGCGATACAGCCGAGAGGATGTACCTATTGGTCGTATCGACGACATCCACATTGATGGGGATAAAATCATCGGCACCCCGGTGTTCGACATGTCGGATGAGTTTGCAGCAAAAATCGCACGCAAGTGGGATAATGGCTTTCTCCGCATGTGCAGCGCTGGGCTGTCGGTTGTCGAGCTCAGCGATGCCCCCGAGCATCTGCTTCCCGGTCAGACACGTATGACCATCACCAAGAGCAAACTCGACGAGGTGTCTATCGTGGATATTGGTGCCAACGACGAGGCACTCGCCATTGAGCTCTACAACGCCTCAGGTGAGCGCATCACGTTATCCTCTGGCACTGAGTGCCCCGACCTTCCCCTTCTCACCCTTAGCAACTCCAATGTATCACCACAAAATACAGATGAAATGAATGAACAGATTGCCCTTTCTCTAGGGCTAACCAAGCAGGCTACCGAGGCAGAGGTCCTTGGTGCCATCGACACGCTCAAGCTCAAAGCTCAGAAGGCAGAGGAGATGAGCAAAAACATGGTAACAGAGCAGGTAGATGAGGCTATCCATCTTGGCAAGATCACAGAAGCCCAGCGAGAGCACTACACGAAGATTGGGCTTTCTCTAGGCGCGGATGTGCTAAAGCTGACCCTAAACGACCTCACCCCTTCCCGTCGCCCTTCGGAGGTGATCCGCTTCTCAGCCAATAGTCCAAGCGCTCCTCAGCAGTATGCCAAGCTCTCGGATGTGCCGAGCGGCGAAGTAGAAGAGCTGAAAGCGCAAAATCCAAAGGAATACGCCCGCCTCTATAAGGCAGAGTTTGGCGTAGACCTCCCTCTGTAATCCCTAAATAACCATATATAATATGAAGAATATCCCAAGCTGGGTCGCTCCGATTGTAGTGACCATCTGCATCCTCGCCCTCGACGCTGCTGTCGGGGCGCTACTAGCCCTTTTGATAGGCATTCCTGCCTGGATAGGCTCTGTCGTGCTTATCCTCGCCCTGCTGTGCGTGGGTGTTGTCTATAAGCCAGGTAGCCTCAACGCTGGCGTAGCCCAGGAGGTATGGACCGGTGTCCTCATCAAAAAGCTACGCGAAGCCCTCGAGAATTTGGGCTGGTATAGCAGAATTCCCTCCTACGATGAGCATGTCAATAACGACGTTATTCACTTCACTGAAATCGGAGGTGATCCAAAGGTGCTCGTTGACAACTCTACCTATCCGCTAAATGTACAAGAGCTTCCCGATGGCGATAGAGCGGTGTCTCTGGCGAATTTTGAGACAGAGGCAACCTCCATCAGTGACAAGGAGCTCGACACCATCAGCTACGATAAGCTGGGTAGCGTTAAGGAGCGCCACAAGGAGGCGATTGCATCGGAAATTATCAACAAGGCGCTGCATGCCTTGGCGCCCCAGTCACATAACGAGGCAGACTCTCCCGTCTTGCTGACCTCCGGCGACACCGCCGAGGAGGGCGGGCGAAAGAAGCTCACACTCGCTGACCTTCGCAAGCTCAAGAAGTGGTTCGACGGTCGTAAAATCCCTCAGGGGCAGCGTGTGCTGGTACTTTGCTCGGATCACGTGAATGACCTCCTCGGGGTGAGCGAGACCTTTGCCAAGCAGTATAACCTCGATAACGTGTCGGGGAAGGTTGGTAAGCTCTACGGCTTCGACATCTACGAGATGAGCGCCACGCCTCTCTACGATGCAACCACAAAGGCAAAGCTCGCCTATGGTGCTGTAGCTCAAACCAAGCACAAGCCTGCCTCTATCGCCTTCCATGACAAGAGCATGATGCGTGCTACAGGGTCCCTTGTTACCTACTTTAGCGAGGCGAAGAATGACCCCCTCCACCACCGCAACCTCTTCAACGTACGCCAGCGCTCTATCTGCTGCCCGCTACGTAGCAAGGGATGCACAGCTGCCATCGTCAGCGCTGCCGTCTAGCTATGCCACAGCTACAATATCTCGTAATCCACTGCACCGCCACGCCCGAGGGGCGTGCGGTAAGCAGTGACGAGATCCGCAAATGGCACACTGCACCAACCTCTCAAGGCGGTAGGGGCTGGAAGCAAGTCGGCTACACCGACATGATACACCTTGACGGGCGTGTAGAGCGTCTCGTAAAGAACAACGAGGACGCCAATGTAGACCCATGGGAGGTGACGAATGGAGCGGTGGGATACAACCAAATTAGCCGCCATGTCGTCTATGTGGGCGGTGTATCTAAGGATGGCAAATCGCCTAAGGATACCCGAACGCCTCAGCAGCTAGAAGCGATGAAGCGTTATGTCCTCGACTTCCACGCCCGCCACCCTAAGGTGCGCATCATAGGGCACAACGAGGTGGCAAAGAAGGCTTGCCCCAGCTTCAACGTGCAGCAGTGGCTGCGCGCAATAGGTATCAATCAGTAACATATAGAAGAGCGTATCACCAATGACGGAAAGCATCCTACAACTCCTACAGTGGCTGGTGCCTACGGGGGGCGTAGGAATGCTCCTCGGGTGGATCACCAGCACAAGGCTCAGGCAGGCACGTACAGCCAAGGAGGTGCATGACACCTACAAGAAGATGTACGAAGATTTGCATAATCAGGTAATAGAAATAGCTAATGACAACAGCGAGATGCGCCAGATGCTCGCACGCCTCGAGCGGGCGATTAGTAAGGGTACTGCTTGCCGCATTTGGGCTACTTGCCCTATCAGGCGTGAGTTGCAGCGTGCGCAAGACGAGCCAGACCTCCGTCAGCTCCTCCGACAGCCTCACAGAGCGCATAGAGGTAAGGCAACACCCCGTGACCCTCCCAGCGGAGACGACGAGCCTCAGGCTTCCGATGCAGACCCTCCAGACACTGCCTGAGCGTGCAGGTTACTACGTACGAAAAGGACGCCTCACCCTCACCGCTACCCGTCGAGGAGATAGCCTCGAGCTAGATGCCACCACAGACTCCACGCAGGTACTCCTCACCGAGGAGACACGAAGAAGTCTAAGGCATAAGACGCTGAGGCAAGAGCGACATGAGCATAAGGATGTGCGCACCGGGCTTACAGCTGCACTCACTCGCCCACTCACCCTAATTATAATAGCACTACTCATAACAACAGCAATAGCATTATGGCACAGGATCAAATCGAAGAGGAAGTAACTACCTCGCAGGGGCAACCTACAACGGAACAAGAGCCTACTCCTTCACAGGAGAGCACAGCAGAAGCACCCCAGGAGGCTACCGAAGAGGTGGCAGAAGGTAAGTCGTCTAAAACCAAGAAGGAGGCAAAGGCTGCACCCAAGAAGGCAGCGCCTGAAAAGGAGGAAGCCCCCAGCACAGAGCAGAGCGCTGAGGACACCGAGGCATCTACCGCTCTAGAGCAGCTTGCCCGTGAGGTGCTCGCCGATAATGGCATGGACGTCGTCTTTGCCACCACGGATGGCACATTCTTCGGGCGCTACAACGACGCCCGTAATCACTCCCGTAACATCAAGGATGAAACCTTGCGCTACTTCGCTCGCACAGGGCTACCCACCGAGGAGTTGCGTAAGCTCATCCCTTCCTTCCTCCTACCCGAGGAGCTTCAAGAACAAAGCAAGTAAGACATGAATAAGCTAACATTTCTCAGGGAGAATGGGGGTATCCCCTCCTCCCTCCCTGGGGAGGATCATATCTCTGGATACATCGCCTATTTGGCTGACCTACCCACAGCAAAGGCTGGGGTGAAGGATGGTTTTAGCACAACCAATCGCATCCTCCCTATCTCTTCCATTGAGCGCGCAGAAGCCCTTGGCATCACCGCTGACAATGCCAAGTGGGAGCTCCGTGTTTTGCACCACCAGCTATCGGAAATCTACCGCCTCAATCCGGGCGTTCAGCTCTATGTGGGCTTGTTTGCCAAGCCCTCCGGAGGTGCTTACACCTTTGTGGAGCTCAAGCTACTGCAGCGCTACGCGCTTGGTCGCCTAAGGCAGGTGGGTATCTGGCTTGGCGACAAGGCTGCAGATACGGCACTCATCACTACGCTAAGCGGTGTAGCTGATAGCCTCGCCGCTGCCTCTATGCCCCTCTCTGTGCTGCTTGCCCCCAAGGTGACAGCCCCCGTGGCGAGCCTTCCCGTCAACCTGCACGGCTCGGGTAAGAGTCGTGTGTCGGTAGTCATCGCTCAGGATGGTGAGGGTGTAGCTGTGGGGCTCTATGGCGATGACGCAAATAAGACGACGAAGGCGAGCGTGTCTGCGCTCGGTGCCTTCCTGGGCATCCTCTCTAGAGCCAAGGTACATCAGTCGATTGCATGGGTGGACCAGTTCCCCCTTGGGCTATCCCTCCCTGCCTTTGGTGATGGCACGCTCCTGCGTGACCTCGACGAGGCGGTTGTCGACACCCTCGACAAGGCGCACTACCTCTTTGCCGTTACCTACCCGGACATCAATGGCACCTACGCCAGCGATAGCCACACGATGGATGACAGCCAGAGTGATTACGCCTACCTCGAGCGTGTACGAACCATGGACAAGGCGGAGCGAGGCATTCGGCGCTACCTTGTCGGTAAGCTCTCGGGTAATATCTACCTTGATGAGGCAACGGGTAAGCTCCAGAGCCACTCCGTCGCCTATCTGGAAATGGAGGCTAACCGAGCCCTCGAGGATATGACAAAGGCGGGAGAGCTCTCTGGATATAAGGTCTATATCGACCCCGAGCAAGACATCCTAAGGACATCCACCATCGAAGTCGTCATACGTAACGTCCCCGTGGGGGTAGCGCGCAAGTTCACCCTACGCATTGGTTATACGAACAAAATATAGTAGTAGATATGGCATTAGATCATAACGGCACGCCTCTCATCAACGGCGTGCTACACAGCTGGGCTTCTATCCAGGTAGCTATTCAAGGTGTACCTCTTACGGGTATTACATCTATTGAGTACGAGGATAAGCAGGAGGTCGTGAATAAGTACGGCGCTGGGCGTTACCCTGTTGGGCGAGGTCTTGGGCGCATCACCCCCTCTGCGAAGATCACCCTCTACCTCGATGAGGTGAGCGCCTTGCAGGCAAAAAGCTCCACGGGTCGCCTCCAGGACCTCGGCATGTTCGACATCCTAGTGGGCTACCTTCACCCCACTAGCGGGCTCATCACCTACGACAAAATCCGTAACTGTCATTTCGGTGACAATTCACGCAAAATCAAGGAAGGCGACACCGACATACAGGTGGAGCTCGAGCTCGTGCCCTCGCACATCGAGTGGGGTGTGAAGGCGTAGTTAATCACCGTTTAATTTCTCATTAAATAGAATGGAAAAGAAAGAACTAAAGCGCATCGGGGAGCTTACCCCCGAAGCACTGGAAGCCCTCAAGGCAAACACGCCCGGGCGTATCTATCTCGTGGAGGTAACCGATGAAGAAGCTATCCACTGCCTATACATCCGCCGCCCGGACTTTGATACACTAAAGGCGGTAAGCAAGGTGGGCAAGACAGATGAGCTTGAAAGCTCTCGTGTGTTTCTCTCCAACTGCCGGGTGGCAGGTAGCGAGGCGGTGCTCCAGGATGGTGTGCTCCTCGTGGCTGCTGCCTCCGCTGTGGGTGAACTACTCACCTCTGCTAAGGCTAGCTTAAAAAACGTGTAGAGGCGCATCTGATTGAGGATAGCGATGCGAGCCAGGACTACCTCAAAGGATGTGCCCTAATCCAATCTCACCTGGGCATCAATGCTGACAGCCTAGACGAAGAGGACTGGGCGAGAGCTCTCGCCCAGTCCCTCTGGCTGGAGCAACGCAAGGAAGGGCAGATACAGCGTGCTGTAGCCCTTGCCCTCGGGGGTGGCTAATGGTTCCCACTAGGGAATAGTGATAAGAAAAAAGTAGCGAGAAGAAATGGCATCTACGTTAGTGAACTACTTGTTCAACGTTGGCGGAGACTTTGAGGCGAAGTTCAAGAAGATGAGCGAAGCCTCGGGGGCGTTCACTGACAGCGTGAAGAAGAGCGAGGATGCTTTGAGCAAGCTGGTCTTCAAGGCAATACAGATAGACGCCCTCGCCTCTGGCTTCCAACGCATAGCCGATGGGCTTAGCGGCGCGATTGCTCCAGGTGTTGCCCTCAACGCCTCACTCACCGACCTCAAAGCACTTACTGGTGTCACAGGTGAGGGCTTGAGGCAGATTGAGGGCTACGCTCGAGATACGGCAAAGGCTTTTGGCATTGACGCTGCCGGAGCGGTAGAGAGCTATAAGCTCATCCTCGGGCAACTCTCCCCAGAGCTCGCCAAGAGCCCCCAGGCACTTAAGGCGATGGGTGATCATGTTGCTACCCTCTCTAAGCTGATGGGTGGTGATGCTACCGCCGCTGCCGAGGTGCTCAACACCGCGATGAACCAGTATGGCGTAGACCTCTCCAATCCCATCGCCGCCTCCGAAGAAATGGCGCGCATGATGAACGTCATGGCTGCTGCCGGAAGAGAAGGCTCTGCCGAGTTACCCCAGATTAAAGAGGCGCTCGAGCAGGCAGGGATGGCGGCAAAGGGTGCAGGTGTGAGCTTCGAGGAGGCAAACGCTGCTATCCAGGTGCTCGACAAGGCAGGCAAGAAGGGGAGTGAAGGCGGTATCGCCCTGCGTAACGTCCTATCAACCATGTCGCAGGGGCGCTTCCTGTTTAAGCAGGTGCGTGAGGAGCTCGCCCATGTCGGTGTTGACGTAGTGAAGCTCGCCGACAAGAACCTCTCCCTTAAGGAGCGTTTAGACCTCCTCCGACCAGTCATGCAAGACAGCGCACTCTTCACTAAGCTATTTGGTAAGGAGAATGCCAATGCCGCTATGGCACTTGTCGGAGGGGCAGACGAGGTCGAACGCTACACTGTTGCTATCCAAGGCACGACCTCTGCACAAGATCAGGCGGGTGTTGTCATGGAGAGCTTCGTGGAGCGTCAAGCACGCATCCGCCAGCAGTTCGACGACATTAAAATCAGCCTATTCAATAGTGTAGGAGACCTCAGTTTATGGGTGTCCGTAGTGGGTGAAGCTCTCATCCCTCTAGCCCAGCTCGCACCACTCCTGCAATACGCCGTGGCAGGTGTGCGTGGGCTGGCATTCTATATCCCCAAGGTGTCTAAGGCGCTGTTTGGCTTGTCCATCAACTTTGCCAAAGCCTCCGCTCAAGCCCTACTATTCATCTGGCGGGCGATTGTGCCGGGCATCAGCGCGCTCTACTACTACGTTGGCTCGCTTGTCACTAGTGGTGCCGCTCATCTGGGCTTTGCCCTTAACGCTCAGATCTCCTTCGCCTCCTTCGCTACGGCAGGGCGTGCTGCCTGTGCTGCCGTTTCTACCGCAATAACGAGCATCCCAATCATCGGGTGGATCGCTGGGCTCATCGCCCTCGGCGTATACTTCTGGCAGACCTCGGCGAAATTCCGAGCCATAGTAAAGGGGCTTTGGGCAGCACTTAAACAGTACTTTGTCAGCATCTGGGAGCTTGCAAAAGATGTGTTCGGTGGCATCTTTGATTTAATAAAAGCTGCTTTCTCCTTCGATGGAGACGGCATCGACAAAGCCCTCAAGCGGGTATCTGGATCGTTCGGTAAATTCGGAAAGGACACTGCTAAAGCCTTCAAGGAGGCGTATGATGAGGAGATGGCAGCATCTGCTGAGGAAGAGGAGGGGGATAAGCCCAAGCTGAGCAAAAACTTTGGACTTTTAGGTGAGAGCGGTGCTATACCGGGGCTCACACCACCTGCTTCTGGAGGCGGTGGAGGCGGAGGAACAAGCTCCAGCAAGGGCGGCGGAGGCTCGTCTAGTGGCATCCATAACGTAACCATTCACATCGGTAAGCTCGTGGAGAGCCTCAGCGTACAGACTACGAACCTATCAGGCGATGCCTCCGAGGTCAAGGCGCTCATCACAGAGACGCTACTTGCCGCTGTCAACGACGCCAACCTCGCTATACAATAGTAGATCATGCAACAAATCATTCAGGGCAACGACACAGTGCTCTCCATCATCTTATACGCTCAAGAGCTACTACTACCCGATAACTCGGGATCAAGTGTCCTTGAGCGCAGGAAGGTAGACCTCTCCCTTGCGCGCAACCTCTCTGTGCGTCTCATCCCCTACATGCGCTGGGAGGTTGTGAAGCCAGAGTTTACCATTGAAGGCTCAACCTTGCGGGTTTCCTTCCCCGGAGCACTCCAAAAGCCGGGCAAATGGGATGTCGAGATCTCCTGCTATCTACCCACCTCTCCTGGGGGTAGCATTTACACCCAGCGCATCATCCGCCAGATGGTGTGCGAGGTGGTGCCTCGTAACTTCCAGCATGGCATAGCAACAAGCGATGCTTACACTGTCACCGCTGACTTGTTTATAGCACTGAAAGGAGAAGAAGGAAAGCGTGGTAAGAGTGCCTACGAAAGCTACCTACTCACAACAAAGGATGACCCTAAGCTGAGTGAGGAGGAATGGGCTATGGGTGGGTGGCTGGTAATTCTAGAGATGCTCAGGAAAATATAAAAGAGAAGAAGTGAAATGAATACACCAAAAGCAGTAGCGGATGAGTTTGAGCGTATAAGGCGAGACAAGGAGACAGTGCGCCAAGCACTAATCTCAAGAGGTATAGCCATTGGTGCCGACGATAGCCTTGGCTCGTACGCGCAAAAAATACGAGACAAGATGCAAACAGCCATAAAGCTTTTTAAGCCGCAACAATTTTTTCAATTTCTGGATGAGAGGCTACCCGAAATGGAAGTAGCCGACTCTTACCTTAAAGTCGACCTGTCGTGGACGTTTGGAAGGTGCATAAACCTCACTAAGATACCTCCTATTAGAGGCATTGAGCGAGCTGAGAGTGTACATAGCTTCATTCGTGAGAGCAATAACATAAAGGAGTTGAGGCTTCCCACTCTACCAAATGCCACTGACGCTTCGAATGTAGCAAGCGACGCCCTAAAGCTTGAAACAGCAGAGATTGGAGACCTTCCAATAACCAAAAGCATAAATAACGCCTTTTCCTCGTGCGCATCGCTGAGGACGGCGACTATAGGCGATGCCCCTAGCGTAGTGACAGTGTCCACTTTGTTTCACAACTGCCCAAATCTCAAGCGTGTAAAGCTTTCATTAGATGGAGGTCTCATTACCGATTGCAGATGGATGTTCAACGATGACATAAGTCTGGAAGAGGTAGAGGGTGTAATTAACATTTCATCGTGCAGTAGCACGATGAGTTTTGCGAATTCGTGTGCTAAGCTGCGTGAAATTCGTGTGCGAGGTTTGTCATGCGATATCAACTTCCAGTGGTCTACTAACCTCTCCTTGGAGAGTGTCCGCTTCCTCATTGAGAATGCGAAGACGGTATCTGGCAAGACTATTTACCTCTCTCGTGAACTCGTCACACGGCATCAAACGGATATGGAGCAACTGGGAGAGGTTGCTACGGGTAAAGGATGGACTATTAGCTATAGATAATATGCACTCAAAACGATTGACTGCCCCCGAGGGCAAAATGTGGGTGAGCACCAAGGATAGAGTAATAGGCTATATCCTTCGCATACCCCTCGAGAAGGAGCAAGATTATCAGCTCATGGACGAAGCAGAGGCGTTCGCCTTAGACGAAGAGTGGCATGCTGAATGGTATGACGAGGAGTCCCCTGATGGCACCCCACAACAGTAATATACATATAACAATACTTAAATGACAGCAAAAGAAAGAGAAGAGAAGAAGGATTTTGCTCGCCTCCTCTACCTTCAAGGCGAGGAGCAGAAGAGCATATCCCAGCGTATCGGGGTGAGCGAAACCACGATAAGCAAGTGGGTGAAGGAGGGTGGATGGCAAGAGCTACGGGCTGCGCAAAATATCACACGCCCGGAGCTGGCAAACAAGATACTGCTGTCTATAAACAAGCTCCTCGACAAGGCGATCTCTGGCGATGAGGTAGACTCGAGCTTAGTAAAACAGCTAAAAACCTTTAGCGATGCGATTTCCAACATTGACAAGAAGGCTAATATCGTAGATGTCATCGACACCTTCATCGCCTTTGGTAAATGGCTGGAGCATCGCATGAAGATAGACAGCACGCTCACACCTGATTTTGTCAAGCAAGTCACCTACTATCAAGACTTATACATACGTCACCGCCTCGGTGGCGCTGAAGACTAAACGCTACGACCTATGCCCCTACAAACCATCATCCCCCCAGCTATCACAGCAGGTAAGGTGCTTCTCTACCGCTTCCCCCAGCAGCACAAGGGAGGCTTCCCCCAGCAGGGAGAGAGCGAGGAGTTTGCCTCCTCATCCATCGCCTCCCCTGTCACCGATCCAGCTTGGTGGGAGGGGCGGTATACCCTCTGCCCTATGCGCCTACGCCTAGAGGATGGTGCCACGCTCCCGCTCCAAGATGCCGTTGTGGCGATGACCCGCACCAAGCAGATAGTCACTACCCAGGTGGTGGGGATGAGCGGCACGGTGAAAGAGTATATCAGCAACGGCGACTACGACATCAATATCGCCGTTGGCATTCAAGGGCTTGAGGATGGTAAGATTGCCGACAGCTACCCCGAGGAGGGATTGCGTGATCTACTCCGCTATATGGAGGTAGACAAGCCTATCCAGGTGCAGAGTGCCTTCTTCGATATTTTCCGCATCAACCGCATTGTGATTAAGAGCTTTTCTCTGACACAAGACACGGCAAGCAATTACCAGGAGCTCACCATCTCGGCGCTCAGCGATGACGAGTATAACGTATACAGCACCGATTACTAGCTATGTATCGCCTGAATGCACGTGTAGAAATCGAGAGTGATCGCAAATGGGAAATCACTAAGGTGACTGCCATAGAAATACAGCGCAGCACCGAGGAGCTCACCGACACGTGTAAGATCACGCTCCCGAAGCGCATGCTCTGGGATCACAAAGAGGGCACGCCCCTACGTCGAGGCGACAAGGTACGTGTGTCTATCGGCTATGATGATGCGCTACAGCTCGCCTTCGTGGGGTATATACGCGAAGTGGGCTTTAAGACACCCGTTGAGCTCATCTGCGAAGATGAGATGTACCGCCTTAAGACGCAACCCACCATTCCCAAGGCTTACCGATCCGCCACCGTGGAGCAGGTGCTCAAAGACCAAGGAATAGCAACGCCTATCCGGGTGATGGGTGAGCAGCACTTAGGGGCTTATAGGGTGCAATCTGACACGGTAGCAAGCCTCCTTGGGCAGCTCAAGGAACAAGGCGTCCGGAGCTTTTTCCGCTATGAGAATGGAGAGGCAGTACTCTACTCTGGTGTGCTCTTCGACCACGAGGTCGGGCAGTCTGCTCGGCAGGTCATCGCATCGTGGATAAACCTCATCAGCGACACCCAGCTCAAGCAGCAGCATGCTGACACCCTCCGCCTAAAAGTTAAGGCGGTATCTCTCATGCCAGAAGGTCGTAAAGGACCAAAGAAAATCAAGGTAGAGGTAGGTGATCAGGATGGTGAGATGCGTACCATACACACCTACAACAAGAGCGAGAGCGAGCTACGCAAGTGGGCGGAGCAAGAGCTCCAGCGCCTCAAGCGAGATGGGCTCACAGGTAGCGTTACCACCTTTGGCTACCGCCTCATCGATAAGCTCGACCACGTGGCTATACGCCTCGAGGGGAAACGTATGGGGGTATATCAAGCAAAAAAAGTAGTGATTAAATACGGATCAGAAGGTCTCCACCAAGAGATTACTCTGGGCAATAGAGTAGCAGATTGATATGAGTGATATAGCATCGTTGGTTCGCCATCTGGCTGGGCGGCAAGGATCGGTGATTAAGGTCTGCGAGGTTACCAGCGTGGATCGCGAAGCACGCACCATTGACTGCCAGCCCTTGGATGAAAGCGCCCCTATCCTTGGGGCAACCCTGCAAGCAGATGGAGAGGGTAAAGAGGGTGTCACCATCTACCCCAAGAAGGGAGCGCTTGTTATCGTCGCCCTTGTTGATGGTACACCTCTCGGGGCAGTCATACTTACTGACGAAATCGACGAGCTCGATGTAAAGATAGGCGACATGAGCGTGCAAATCACCAAGGAGGGCATTCTCCTTAATGAGGGCAAGCTCGGGGGGCTCATCAAAGTGGAAGAGCTGACAACTAAGATCAACACCCTAGAGCAAGAGGTGAACGACCTCAAGCAGGTGCTCTCTACTTGGACACCTGTGCCTCAGGATGGAGGTGCAGCTCTTAAGGCTTCCATCTCCCCCTGGGCGGGAAAGCAACTACAACTCTCCAAGAGGGGAGATTACGAGGATACAAAGGTTAAGCATTAGTAAGATGATAGGTATTCAGATAGACCCCATAACAAACGACCTCGCCCTACCAGAGGGGCGTATGGCTCTTGGTGAGGTAAGGGAGCAGACAGCGCAATTCCTGCTTGAGGGTGTGCCTGCCACCCCGGGTGGTGCACCGCCCTCCTTTGGTGAATATCCAACCCTTGGGCTGGCTATACGGCGTCACCTCGGCGGTCCCTTCGACCCTATGTTCCCCACAAGGGCGGTAAAGATGATGCGCCACTGCCTCATTCCCGTAGATCACATCACCCCCTCTTCTGAGGGCTATAATATCATATTCAAGGACTAACCCTATGGCGCGCACAATACAAGAAATTCGGCGATCTATTAGCGAGGCATTCATCGCTGATTCAACGATACAGGCTGGCTATAAGCTGGCTCCTGGCAAGACCTTCGAGGAGCAATTCTCTAAGGTGTCGCTTGAGGCGATACTCTTCTGGGTGTTCGCTTCTGCCATCTACACCCTTGAGGTGCTATTTGATGAGCACAGAAAGGAGGTAAAGGAGCTAGTGGCGGAGGCTGAACCTCACACCTTGCTTTGGTACACACGGAAGGCAAAAGCCTATCTTCATGGGAAATCCCTGCTTCCGTATAGTGACAAGTACGACACGTCTAGTCTATCGCCAGAGGAGATTGAAAAGCTCCGAGTGGTTCGTTATGCGGTGGCGTCTGAGTACAACTCTGTTGTCTATCTCAAAGTGGCAGGTGTGGATGATAAAGGTAAACCCTCTGTGCTTGGAGATAGTGTTCTCGCCCCCCTGAGGGCATACATGCAGCAGATAAAAGATGCGGGTGTGCCTGTCCGGGTGATTTCTTCTCCTGGGGATGAGCTTCGTCTCACCATCGAGGTGTACATGCAACCTGTGCTTCTATCTCCGAAGGGCAAACTGAGCGAAGAGCGAGATAAGGCTATCCGAAAGACGGTAGAAGACAATATCGCATCTCTCCCCTTCGACGGAGTGTTCCGACCCTCCGACCTTGTCGTAGCCCTCTCTCAAATCTCCGGTGTTGAGTCATCGGTGGTGTCGTCAGCCTCTTCCGCCCCCGCTGGCTCGGATAAATGGCTGGGTATCTCTGGCTACCATCGCCCACATTCTGGTTACTACCACCTCGATACACTAAATATAGTATATAAGCCTTATGAGCCATTTAGAAGCCTTTAGGGTGAACTGGACGAAAGTCATTGCCACCTCTCTCCCCTCCTTTCTGCGCAAACCGCTAATTATGGCTATCCTCATGGCGTGCTTGTCTCCGGTGACGCGTCTCTATGATAAGTTTATGAGGAGGCGAAGCAAGAATCTCTACAAGATACAGCATAACGGGCAGGTGTGCTCTCTGCTTGGTGTCTTAGAGGAACAGTACCCCTCAGCTATTGGGGTGAAGTACAAGATTGAAGATGTACGGCAGCAGGGTAAGATTGTGTACACTCATAGCGAGGGAAAGAAGGATGTCCCTATAGCAGTGCCAGAGGCGAAGGCTGAACCTCTATTAACTAGTGGAGAAGTGAAGCGGATAGAAACGTCAAGGTTTCTTGTGTTCGTGCCTGAGGATGTCTATGACAAACAACTCTCAGATGTGCAATGGCTGGTGCAGCAATACAAATTGCCTACTAAGCACCCTATTTTTATACGTTTGGAACGGTAATTAATCACATATTAAACCCCATTAAAGCTATGAATATTGCTAACTACACGGGCGCCACTAATGGTGCAGGAGAGGTTGGGCAGTACCCCCTATCTACAGAAACACTAGACTTCATACAGAAGCAAATACTCCTATTGCAGAGCTTTTCGCATATCACTGGTGACCCTCGACCATGGGTCATCAAAACGACAGGTAGCAACGAAGATGGGCTGCTTGCTTATAATGGTGAGCTGCTAACTATCGAGGCGCTACACGAGCCTATGCGTAGCGACACAGAATATCACTTCTACCTCATTGAGGAGAAGCAGGAGATTGTCACGCAAGAAAATCGCTTTGTCGATGCCCGCGTACATCGCTTCGTTCGTGTGGGAAAAAAAGATGAGCCTCAAGGGCAAGACCTAGGTCGGGCATACGGCGAAACGGATAACGTGTACACCTTAAATACTCCCACGCTGGATGATTTGAGGAGGAAGGCAGAGGAGTTTGCATTTACCACCCCGACAGAAGATGCTAGCATTATCACTGACGCAAAGCTACCACAACACAGAGAAGTGGTATTGTCGGTGAAAAAGGTAGACGCCTCTCTTATCGCTCCTATGAGCATTGTCGAGGTTGATAAGGCTATGGTGACTACCCAGACACTTCAGGGCAGTAGCAAGAGCTTCATACAGACGCTTGAAACAGTCGATGGCGTGAAGTATAGACGAGTGGTGATTGCTAGTGATGAGGTGGCTAAGTATCATAAGCTGGGAGTGGAAGGTTATGGATGGCGCTGTCTGCCTAACCAAATTGTAGGCTCAGCTCAGGTTGCCATATTGCCCCAAACACGAAGTATCCATATCACACAGAATAGGGGGATTCTTGAGGGTGCAGTAGCCAACTTTACACCTGAGGGTGTGGTGAAAATGCTGGTGAAACATGTATCTCTGTTGAAGGGCGCTGCTCTTAGGGTAGAGGTTTATACGGTGTTTGATCCTGCTCCAGGGAAGGGGCAGCCAGTTGTGTACGCTTCTTTGGCTTCTGACTCAATTTTCCTGTACAAATATATAGAGCAGTATGAACCTCTGGCAACCACATTCCACTTAAAGCTTATAACTGTGTAG